GTGCAGCAGGCTCTGGCAAAAGTTTTACCATCAATCACTTTTGTTCTTTCTACCTGGAAGGCTAGATATGACAGTGACTGTGCTAAAAAAAAGATAGAGCCTACCTTTAAAAAAGTATACATTACAGCAACAACCAACAAAGCTGCCATGTTGCTTTGCACAACTGTAGACAATGCTACAACTATACATAAACTTCTTAGCTTAGGTGTATATCAAGATATTACTAGTGGTGAAGTTGGTTTAAAGGATAGATATAAAGACCAAAACATAGACACCACTATAAGAGATGCAATCATCATTATAGATGAAGCCTCAATGGTCACTTGGCAACTTCATAAATACATACATGAAAAGACCCAGAGATGTAAGATTATCTATGTAGGAGACGCAGCCCAACTTCCACCTGTGAGAGCACTAGGAAACCTGCCTGTGGTGTTCAGCAAAGGTTTTCCATCGGCTAGACTAACTGAAGACATGCGGCAGATGAACTCACCTAACATCCTGTATCTATGCAATCAATTCAGAGACATTGTTCATGTAGGGAAAGATGCTCCCATAGATTTACCTAACTTACCTATAAAGGGTAAGGATTGTGAAGTTCATTGGTTGGCTCGTAGTGAAGTCAAATCTTTGCTTGCAAAACATTTCACAGACCCAACAACAAAAGACAAGATACTTACCTATACCAACAAAATGTGCAAAGCATACTCTGACCACATTGCCAATCTACAGTACCCTCATGTACCACGAGAGGCTTTACTGGGGGATTTCATCATAGGCGAAAGAATAATGGTCAATGACAACTTTAGTACACCAGTAGGCAGTCTGTTTACCGGACAAGAACTCACCATCAAAGAACTTAAGAAAGTAAGCATCACATATGATGGCAATGATAGTTTTCGTGGAGTGTATGTAGAGTTTGAAGAATCTATCATTGAAGCTCATTTTCCTGTAGATACAGATTTCTACAAAGACTTACTTAAGTACTATAAGCGTGTAAAACGATGGCAACATTTCTTTAAATTACAGAACAAAATGATAGACATCATCAGACCTTATAGCTTAACTATACATAAAAGCCAAGGAAGTACTTATCCTACAGTCTTTATAGATATGGATGATGCTCTTACATGTACAGTCCCTGCTATAAGAAGGAGACTGCTCTACGTAGCCATTAGCAGGGCCAGCCAACAGCTTTACCTCTTTGGCACAGAAGCTGCTAAACAAAAATTTCTTGGCACCTAGCTACCGTGTTATCTTCCGCTTACCATTCAATCAGAGAACCCTCCCATAAATCGGAGGGTTTTTTGTTGGTTCTTTTCCCGTTTTTTGTTAGTTTTGTTTTTTGGATAAAAGGAGTTACCCAAAATGAAGGCCATCCTAGTCACAGTCTCTGATCTTGCAGACAGTCTGCTAAGAGAGTTGTACAACGTACCTGATGCCCAGATACTAAGGATTAACCCAACAACTTCAGCCAGTGACATCCGCCAATTCTTAGCAGACCTCAAGGAAGGCAAAGTCATAGTCACAGCAGCCAAGCTCTATAAAGCACTTAAACCTAAATCTAGAGATATGGAGATGTTGGTTCAAGTTCCTCCCCCTGAACTTGTATGGAAGAACCCAAAACTATACAAAGCAAGAATTGAAGCTGCAATCTATCCTAAAGAGGAACCAAACAAAAAAACAACCATGAATATTATTGATCCTACTGGTTTACAAAAATGGTTACGCAAGCACATTATTGAACCTATGCTTGCAGTAGACATAGAAACTACTGGATTAAATTTCATGGAATGTGAAATTCTCTCCATTGCCTTTGCTACTGAAAAAGAAGCTGTAGCATGTCTCTGGAATCATAGTGTAGCTTCACTACTCCATGATTTCTTTATTGCTTATGAAGGTACAACACTATGGCATAACATCAGCTTTGATGCTTCTGTACTCATAAGAAATATCTACATGTGCAAAGTTGGCGATACTCCATCTATGTTAGACGGATTAGAGTACCTGTTCAAAAATTGGGAAGATACTCGATTGATGACCTATCTATGCACCAACTCTTGTCAGCTTAATGAACTTAGTCTCAAAAAGCAAGCACTAGAGTACTTGGGAGACTACGGTTTAGCAGAAATTAAAGATGCTTCGTCCATTCCTAAAGATACCTTGCTTGAATACAACATGAAAGACTGCTTAGCTACTTGGTTTGTATTCAACAAATATGAGAAGCAAATGAAAGAAGATGAACAAGAAGATGTCTATAACTATCTCTTTAAACCTGCTACCAAAGACATTGTTCATATGCAATTAACAGGTATACCTGTAGATACAAGGCAAGTTACTATCTTTGAGCAATCTATAGAAGAAGACCTCAACGCTTGTCTGGATAAGATTAGGCAGAATGTCCATGTCTATAAAGGATTCAATCCTTCCAGTAGCAAACAGATTTCTGAAATCCTGTACAAGAAATTGCGCCTGCCAGTTATCAGCATGACCAAGAACTTTGCCCCCACTACAGATAAGAAGACACTGACTGGCTTACTTAAATGCTGTAAAGGAGATAGCCATGACTTCATTCAAGCATTATTGGACTACCAATCTACAAAGAAGATAAAAAGCACTTTTATACCAATTCTTAAAAAGAGCGTAACCCATGATTGTTATGGCCGTGATATAAATTACATACATGGTCACTTCAATCTTGGGGGCACCGTTTCTGGCAGACTATCCAGCAGTAATCCAAATCTGCAAAATTTACCGGCTACTGGAACCAAGTATGCAAGTCAATTTAAAGAATGTATTGCCCCACCCAAAGGCTGGGTTTGGTTAGGTGCTGACTTTTCACCCCTTGAAGATAAGATAAGTGCATTAACTACCAAAGACCCAGCCAAGCTAAAAGTTTACACTGACGGTTATGACGGCCATTGCTTGAGAGCCTACTACTATTTCAAAGACCAAATGCCGGATATAGAAGAAACAGTAGAGAGCATCAATTCTATCAAGCATAAATATCCAGAATTAAGACAAAAAAGTAAAGCGCCCACATTTGCTTTAACTTATGCTGGTACTTGGAGAACTCTAGTAAGTCAATGTGGCTTTGAAGAAAAGGAAGCCAAGCGTATAGAGAATGCATACAGAGAGTTGTATTCCCACTCTATTGATTGGGTTAGCGACAAAATTACCCAAGCAGCACATGATGGATATGTTACTGGTGCTTTTGGTTTGAGAGTAAGAACACCTGTACTCCATCAGACAGTACTAGGCAATCAAGTAACTCCACAAGCTGCTGCTGCTGAAGCTAGAACAGCAGGGAATGCCCTAGGCCAGTCTTGGTGTTTGCTCAATACCAGGGCACTCACAGAAATCATGGAGAAAGTCAGGAAAAGCATATATAGAGCATTTATTCTCCCCTGTGCTCAAATCCATGATGCTATGTATTTCTTGGTTCAGGACAGACCAGAAGTCATTGCATTTGCCACGGAAGCCATTCAAAAGGCAATGTTATGGCAAAAGGCGGAAGCCATAGCTCACCCTGATGTTTTCTTGGGGGGTGAAGTAACCCTCTATCGTAAATCTTGGAACCAGCCTGAAAAAGATTAAAGGAAAGTTTATGACCTTAAAGTACAAATATCCTTATGTACACAAAGTCTACAAAAGTAGAGCGTCTACTATTAAAGTAGATTTTGATGATATACGAGATGACGACACTCTTGCATTAAAGCATCTTGTCACCTATTGGCTTAAACAACCATTGATAGGATTTCATCTCGTTATTACGAAAAAAGGAGACAGTATTGTCAACGCAATACATACTATTCCTATGGTTAATTACATTACTGCCACTCAAAAAATTGCACAGGCAGAATGGGGTAACGTAGATATTCCACATGGTTCATATGACATCTATACCGCAGTACAGCCTAAAGCCTTACCTAATGACCGCATTATCTTGCGTAAAGATTTAATGGAGGTTTTATGAATAGACCCACTCAATATCAAGAAGGCGGAAGCCATTACACAAAAATGGCAATACAGCCAATTGAATACATCACTGCTAATAACCTTGGCTATCTTGAAGGCAATGTTATTAAATACGTATCAAGACATAAAGTGAAAGGTGGTAAAGAAGACATTCTTAAAGCCATACATTATCTTCAATTCATCATTGCAAAATACTATGACAACGACAACATCTAACCTTCCCTTACCTCTACAGGTATGGCTTACTCATGATACCTATGATTACAGCAGAGACAGTAGGATTTTCAGTGCTACAGACCTGCTAAGACCTACTCAAGCACTGGTACTGGAAAAGAGGTATCCAGAGGAAAGAACCAAGCAAATCAGTATAAGGGCATCCATTGGCACAGCTATCCATTCGGCCATTGAAGCTGCTTGGCTTGACCCTAAGAGACTGAAAAATGCACTCATCCAGTTAGGCTATCCAAAAACAAAAGCAGGCAAGATAGCCATCAATCCTGAAAGTGCTGAAGACTGTATACCTATCTATCTGGAACAGAGAGCGTACAAAGAAATTGCAGGTTATAAAGTGTCTGGAAAGTATGATTTCATCATGGATGGAGTACTTCATGACTTTAAAACAACTTCTACTGCTACTTACACCTATGGTGGTAGAGACAAAGATTATGCTTTACAGGGTAGCATTTATCGTTGGCTCAATCCAGACAAAATTACAGCAGACTTTGTACGTATCTGTTATGTGTTTGTAGACTGGAAACCAACATTTACCAGCAATGTGGACTATCCTTCTGAAGCTGCAATTTATAAGGATATTCCTTTATTAAGCCAACAAGAAACAGAGAATTGGATAAAACAAAAGTTATTGGCTTATAAAAGAGCTAAAGACCTGCCTGATGCCCAACTACCTTACTGTAGTAATGAAGAACTATGGCTAGACCCGCCTGTCTTCAAATACTACAGCAATCCTGAAAAAAGAGACAGAGCAACCAAAAATTTTACCTCTTTAGTTGAAGCCAATGAATTTATGGCATCTAAAGGAGGTAAAGGCATAGTCATTACATTACAAGGTACGCCTAAGAGATGTAGCTACTGTAATGCAAGACCTAACTGTAAACAAGCCAAGGAGTACTTCAATGAAAACACTTAAAAACCATGCGCCAATCATAAGAGATTTAACTACTGTATTACTACATAAAACAGAGAATACAGACAGCTCTTTCTTTAAAGCAGAGCTAGCTTACTTTCTTTGCAAAACAGCTTCTTTAATGGGAATAAATCTCTACACCAGAGATAAAGGTTATATACCTGTCAATGGATATGCCATTGCTTTGGCTACATCGGGTTTTGGTAAAGGTCATTCTATCAATATTTTAGAGCAAGAAGTATTTAATGAATTTTATGATTCATATATGAATAATGTATTTCCCTCTATAAGTGAAGAAAATCTTCAGAAATTAGCTAAATTAAGATTTTCAAATGGTAGAGCTGATAAGGCACTTAGTGAATATGAAAAAGCAGTTAAGCGTGAGTTTGATGATTGCGGTCAATATGCTATTACCTTTGACAGTGCTACCTCCGCTGCTGTCAAGCAACTAAGGCATAAGCTACTTATGGGGAAATGTGGTTCTATCAACTTCCAGCAAGATGAAATGGGCAGTTATCTTCAGTCATCCACTGAATTACTAACACTGTTCCTAGAACTCTTTGACCAAGGTATGGTGAAAGCCAAGCTAATAAAGAATACTAGAGACAATACAAGAAACGAAGAAATAAAAGGCAAAACACCTACCAACATGCTCCTTTTTGGTACACCACATAAATTATTTGATGGTTCCTCTACAGAGAATGCCTTTTATGACTTGTTGGAAATTGGCTATGCTAGGAGATGTTTCTTTGGCTGGGGAGAAACCAAAAACAATCAAATCTTTGAACAAAGCGCTAAAGAAGTCTATGACAACCATACATCACAGCAAGATTTACATTTATTGGCTCAATGGGCAGAAGAATTGAAATCACTTGCCACTCCTATGAATCATGGACTGATAATAGATGTGAATGATGCTATTGGTGTAGAAATCACTGACTATCGTCTTCAATGTAATAAATTAGCAACACAACTTCCTGACCATAGAGAGCTAGAGAGGGCAGAACTATCCCACAGATACTTCAAAGCCCTAAAACTTGCAGGAGCATTGGCATTTGTCGCTAAAACTCCTTTCCTTACCCAAGAGACTTGGGAGCAAGCAAAGCTACTCACAGAGGAATCTGGGCAAGCCTATCAACGTATGCTGTACAGAGAAAAGAACTACGTGAGATTAGCCAAGTACCTCAAGACTTGCGATGAAGCAGTTACCCATGTGGATTTAATGGAAGTATTATCTTTCTTTAAAGGAAGTATAGGAGCTAGACAGGAAATGTTGACTTTAGCTTCTAGTTGGGGATATAAAAACCATATACTGATTTCACGTAGTTATGTGGACAATGTGGAATTAATAAAAGCCAGCACATTAGAGCCAACAAATCTAGAGGCACTGACTGCCTCATGGAGTGAACACCTAGCCCATGAATATGCTAGTGTGACTTTTCCTTTTGACAAGATAACCAAACTTACTAGGACAGCAGGTATCCATTGGTGTAACCATAGCTTTATTGATGGTCACAGAAAAGAAGCTAATGCCATCCCCGGATTTAACATGATTGTTTTAGATGTGGATGGTACAGCTACTATAGATGAGGTCAAGTTATATTTGGCTAAATGGAACTTCTACCTTCATACCACTAAGAGCCATACGAGCGAAGCCCATAGATTTAGAGTGGTTATACCTATATCGCATAACTTAAAGCTATCTAGAGAAGACTACAAGATGTTTATTCAGACAATACTAGATAGCCTACCTTTTAGTAGTGATGTGAACACCAATCAACGGGCTAGAAAGTGGGAGGCTTTTGGTGGTGGGTATGACTTCACCAACTCCACAGGCAAACTATTTGACGCTTTGCCTTACATCCCTAACACAACCAAACATGAGGAATACAAACGAACCAAGAAAACAATCTCTGATATAGGAGCCTTAGAGCAGTGGTTTGTGTATCACTGCGAAGAAATAGGCCGAAACAATTCCCTCTATCGCTATGGTAAATGTCTCTTGGATAAAGGAGAGACAGACAAGGATGTGGTTAAGAAGGTTATTCATCTAAACCAACGCTTTCCTACTCCCTTACCTAAAGAAGAACTAGAGCGAACTATTCTTACATCCATTTTTAACTCAAAGGACGAAAGTCATGACTAATGAAAATCAACAACTGATGTTAATTGCAGGTTTCCCTTCAACAGGGAAATCTGCATCACTCAGAAATATACCCAATCAACAGAATTGGTTATATCTCAATACAGAATCTGGTAAACGGTTGCCATTCAAGAATAAATTCAAAACTACCATCATTACAGACCCGTTGGATGTGCTGGATGGTTTTGACTATGCGCAACAACATGAGAAGATTGAAGGCATCATCATAGACAGCCTTACCTTTCTTATGGAAATGTATGAGAGTGTCTACATTATCAATGCTGCAAATGGTATGAAGGCTTGGTCAGATTATGGGCAATTCTTCAAGACCATAATGCAAGAAAAAGTACCTAATCTAGGGAAGCCAATCATATTTACTGCCCATGTAAAGGAGGAATACAACGAAGCCACTCTTGACACCAAGACCAGTATACCTGTGAAAGGAGCATTAAAGAATATTGGTGTAGAGGCTTATTTCTCTACCATAGTGTCTTCTAAGAGAGTTCCACTTAAAGAACTTAAAAAATATAAATCTTCACTTCTTACTGTTACAGAAGAAGATGAAGTACTTGGTTTCAAACATGTTTTTCAGACACGCTTAACCAAGAATACCACAGGTGAACGAATCCGCTCTCCTATGGGGATGTTTGCTATGGATGATACCTACATCGATAGTGATGCTAACCTTCTTTTAAACCATCTTAAAGACTTTTACTCAAATGACTAAAATCAATAACCTCCTTCATAACCTCACTACTGATGAATTGAAACCATCCAAAGATACCTTGGGCGGATTTCAATTGTTGGATAGTAATGTCTATGCTACCCATGTGAAAATGGCATATATCACACAATCATCAGGTGGAGCTACTGGCATAGCCCTTGAACTATCTATTGAGGGAATCACGCAAACACACATGGAAACAGTATGGGTAACATCCAAAGAGGGTAAGAATTACTACCTCAAAGACGGACAAAAGAACCCGTTACCGGGCTTTACTCTAATCAATGACCTATGCTTGCTGACCACTGAAGCACCTCTCTTGGCACAAGAAGTAGAGGAAAAGAAAGTAGAGGTATATGACTGGGAAATCAAAGGCAAAGCCATTAAATCTATGCCTGTATTGGTTGACCTCATAGGAAAAGCAGTATTTGCAGGTATCCTAAAGCAGAAAGTCAATAAGAGGGTAGCCGATGCAGCAGGTGTATATGTGGCTACAGCAGAAACTAGAGATGAGAATGTGCTGCATAAATTCTTCCACTGTGCCACCAGTCAAACTGCCAATGAACGGCAAGCTGATGCTGAAGCACACTTTAGGGAACACTGGGAAGGCCGCTATACAGGTGTGCTGCTGGACAGGATGGTCCCTGTAATAGAGTACAGCAAGCCAAGTAAACCAAATAAACCAAGTAATACTATTACTGGTAAGCCTTCTGCTACTGCTCCCAAGGCCAAGAAGAACATCTTTCAAGACTAAATGAATTGGATGACTTTGTTCACCTTGTACAGTCCCTTTGAAATCATTCTACCTTCTGGTAAGCCATTTAGATTGAATCTGAATGTCTATCGCAATGCCCATTATAGAGTGTTATATGATGCCAAGAATGTGTTTAATGAACTAATTTGGGACTGTGTAGCACCTTTGCCTGCTATGGAGTCTTGTAAGTTGGAATATGCTATTTATCCTAAAACCAACAGGAAAATGGATATTTCCAACATATGTTCTGTTGTAGATAAATTCTTCTGTGATTTATTGGTTCAATCAGGTAAATTACCAGATGACAACTACGAGCACATCCAATCAATCTCGTATGTTTTTGGTGGTGTGTGTAAATCGCATCCTCGCGTTGAAATTCTTTTAACCCCTCTCTAACTTTTAAAGTAACACCATGACCAACGAAACTGCCTATGCAATGGAGCAATTCTGGAACACTGTTAATTTTCAATTGCAGACCAATGAAAAACTTGTTTTAATGGCCGCAGCAGGGTATCTTGCTGAACCAGACAAGAACTCTTTGCTGCAAGTCAGACAGGATATATGCAATACACTGTTTCATGACTTCCCTATGCAAGACTACTTTGCCAAAGATGGTAGAGCCAATGAACTAAAGAAATGTGTAGCAGCATTGGTAGACATAGGAATAGCTCAAATACTTGCACCATTCCCAGAATTACCCTATGCCAACAGCTACTGGAAATTCTATAGAACCAAGCGTGATTCCTTTCCTGTGTTTCCCCCTGAACTTAAGGAAGACCTAGCGAAGTTGGCTGAAGATTCACCTAAAGAAGATGGAGGTAATACAACAGAATCCAAAGCAGCCTGAAACCAAACAAAAAAAACAAACAACTTTCTTAACCTTTAACCCCTGCCAAGGAATGTTCTTTGAGCAGGGTTTTTTATGCCCTAAATAGTGGAGCAAAAAATGGAAACCACACAATATACGTTTGCAGCAGCAACACTTCCTTTATACACACGCCATGAAGAAGGAAGATGCTTTGATAATTGGCTTGTTAGAAGACTTTCAAGGAATTTATGGGAATTTGCAAGTAGAAAGTCTTCAGGGGGCAGAGTTATTCTAGATGATAAATTTGTCCAAGAATTGAAATTAGAAGTCACTGCTTCATTAAATCAGTATGTTGAAGAAACACAAGATGAAATGGAGGTGTGGGGTGAATAATATCTTTGCTTATATTCCAAGCCAAATTACTTATAATGGAACTTCTAATATTGCCAACTATAGTAGCAATAATAATAGCCTGATTTCTGATACAGATGTACAAGAAGTGTTGCAACTTTCTGAAAAGCTGGCAAAGAAGAACCAACAACTTCAGACCACTGTATTCCTGCAAGGGAGAATCATTGCTGAACAAGCTGAAAAGGTGAAGGTGTATGACCGTATAGCGGCTTCTGATGACACAATGAGTGTTAGGGATGCTGCCAAGGTATTACAGGTCAAGCCTAGCATGCTAAGGAATTGGCTTCTTGACAATTATTGGGTGTGGCATCAAGCTAGTGGTTACAGGGTGTATCAAAGAATCCTTAACCAAGGACTGATGAAACATAGAATGAGACTGCATACATCACAGGGTAAGTATACATGTGAAGTTGTAGCTCAAGTACTTATTACAGGTAAAGGTTTAACTTATTTAGGAAAGAAGGTGTAATATGTTATGGAAGAACAGAGAAACAGGACAAGAACTCTCTGAAAGGGAACTTGAAATTATGTTTGGTGACTGCCTTGATGATGTCTATGGCAATGTAAATGTTTGTGGCTATCAATTTCAATCAGCCTATGCTTTAAGGGAGTTAGACCCTACTGCGTATAGATGTTGTTTCCTGGATTGGTTAGATGTTAATGCTTGGGAGAAGTTATGAGCAAGTTATTATTCCTCACTTCACGGGTGGCATCCATTGTCTACCTATTAACCAAGGCAGTCATTATTGCAAGGAGAAAGTGGTGAACCAAACTAACAAGCTCACAGACTACGGCAACCTCACTCATGAGAGGTTTTGGAGTCTGAATCGTGAGTTGATAGCACCTGCTGTCATAAAGCGTCATGACCAAGAAGTAGAGGAACTACGAATGCTCTGTGAAAAAGCCATTCATTCTCTCAAAGAAATTCAAGCCATGTGGCATGAATGGGCTATGAGACTTGATTTAACTAGAGATGAACTTATCCAATTAAGTTATCTTGAAGACAATGTAGCCACTATGATTTTAGGAGTAGAAGATGAATACAAGTACCAATAAAACCAATGAAGAACATACCTATCAATGGTATAAAGAAATGAAAACTCAAAAAAAAGAAAGGAGGGCACAGCATAGAAGTACCTCCCCTGCATTACTTTCAAATGCAGGCTTAACTTTTACCAGACACAATGGAGGTGCCCACCTTGTTGTATCCAATGGAGACCCTAAAGTCTCTGTAGATTTCTGGCCGGGTACTGGGCTATGGAAGGTACGAGACACTCTCAATCAACAAGGTAGAGGTGTTAAGCCTTTGATTGATTGGTTCTTGAGCCAACAAAAAAATAAGGAGAAATCTCAATGAATATACTTGTCCCTGTAGATACAAATGAAGTCTTTGATTCTTTACCTATCACTGACTGTATAGGAAAATATGATTCATTATCATGAAACAATTTATCCAAAGACTACACTGTTATTTTTGGTATAGAAAAAGAGGTTATGGCATTAAACAATCCATAACCCTTTCTATCGATACACTAATTTAATTGGAGTTACCATGACAAAAAAATACGAACTGCTGCAAGGCGACACCGTTACCCTGGGCACAGGCGAAACCCTTTACCGTATACGTGCCTTGCGTGATTTTGCTGATGTAGCAAAAAATCGACGACGAAGGAAACGTCACCTTTGTGTAAGAGGTGGAGTTGATTCACAGAAACTTCACTACTGCACCTAACATAGCCACACTCGCCATCACTATCCCGCCCAGACGAAGCGTAAGACGTAGCTCCATCTCCTTCAGTTCTGAACGCAACAAGGCAACATCATTTTTGGTAGCAAACCCTTCAGCGGATGCTTGCACATGAGAGCCGAGTGCTTCTTGCAGAGCCTCTACATGAGCTTGGGGGCTTGCTTCTCACTTGTGCCATCCTCAAGCAAGCGTCTTACGAACTTGTGTGTATCAAAAGTGATAATAGTCATAGGGTTGTTGGCTCAAGCGCAAAGATAGACACATCATACCTTAACTTCAACTACAATGTATAACTCCATCATCTTAGGAGAACCCATCATGAACAACACTCAATCCTGCATGACATCTGCTACAACTTCTTCACCCATGCTTGAAGCTATTGCTTTTAAAGAAAGCATAGCTAAAGAAAAAGAAGCACTACGTAAAGATAAGCTGGCTTGGAGGGAATCAGTCAAACGAGTTATACAAACTCATCATCAGACCATAGAGGCACTTAAAAATAAGTAAATGCCATGCTTGATGTAGATTTTGTTATTGAAACACACGACACTATCATCATAGAATTTGGAGGATTAAGTGGATTTGCGCAAAGCAGAGGTGCTTTAGAATCCGCCTTGCATCGTGTAGAGAATTACATCAACTATGGAGATATTAGTAATCCATTTGAAATAGCAGCATTGTATGGTGTTGCCATTTCAAGAGGACATATTTTTAGTGACGGCAATAAACGCACAGCTTTAGTATGTGCTTTAGCTTATTTAGATAAATTAGGAATCATCATTCCTTTCACATCAGGCTTAGATGACATCATGGTAGAAATAGCCCAAGGAAACAAAGACTACAAATGGTTTGCGGAATACTTGGCTTCCTTGGTTTGAACCAACAAATAAAACTATCCTATCTATCCTGCTAATAGACTTATCACTCTACCAATAGGCAAAGCAGGAATACCAGCACTACTGCCCATCATCTTATAACCTAGACTGAAAGACAGTACCCCTCTGTTAGCCTTTCCAAAGAGGTTGTCAGTCAATGGTGTGCCAATATGGCCGAGGAAAGGTACTCCTATGCCAGTACCCATAGACAGCATAGCCAAGGGGTTATCCCTCATCAATCGAAGCCCTATTTTGGTAGCACGCAAGAAGTAGTTACCAAACCACATCAACCCAATACTTTCAAGATAACCTCTACCTGCACCGGGGCTGATTTCATAATTGATAAACTCTTCAGACACTCTACCTAGAGCTTCCTCTTGTGTCTTGCCTTGCTCTCTCAAATGGTCATAGAGAATAGCTTTGGCTACAAAGTCTCCATACTGCGTAGACTTTTGAAGTAATTGGTACAGTTTCGTATCATGGCTCAAATAAGCCAACTTCACTGCATCAGATATTCCTTTGGGTAGTCCATCTATCCTTTTTTTGATAGCATCCCCAAGTCCTGAACCATACTCTTTAATATGGTCAGGTTTGTATATACCATCTGTCAAAGAAGTAAACTCCCCTGCTGCAATCAAAGGCCAGATAGACAGTTTATGCATTTGTGCATCAATTACATCCAACTGTCTTTGTTTGTTGGCTCTCTCTGTCTCTGTAGCAGCAATCTCTCTAGCCACTTCCAAAGAAGCTTTCTTGGCCCTCAAATCCAGGTAGTATTCAGCCTCTCTTATTTTGGCAGGAGTTGCAGCAGCAACAGCCAGTGGGCTTACTCCATTCAATCCTAACTGAAGCACGTTGCTCACCATATTCACAGCAGGAACCAACAAACTCTTGACCACAATCGCGTTTTTCACAAAATGCACACTCTCTTGTAATATACGCTCTCCTTTCAATAAATCAGCATAAGCCTTTCTACCTGCAAAACCAAAAATAGTATCCAGTGTTTTAGCGGCAGCTCTACTGAAGGGGTCTTTGTTGTCCCATATCTGTACAGCAGAAAGATTGCGATAGCCAAGTACCTCTTTAACCATATCCCTACGTACCCACAACGGTTTATTGTCCAGCATGGCTTTGAACTGTGGGGACATTAGCCTCTGTGCCTCTCTTTGACCAAAATTCTTAGCCAATGCTTTATGGTCATTGATGTTGATAAAGGCTTCTTTTTCTTTGCCTTTGGCTTTATTGTATATGGAATGCAATTTATCCAGTAACTCTTTATTAGATATTTCCGCAAAAGCAGTCTCTACTTGCCTACCTCTCCATTCTCCCATCAACTTGACTATATCTTTATCAACACCAGCTTTATTGATAATATCATTGGATACAGGTACTTCATAACCTATGATATTACCTGATTTACTGTACACAGGAACAAGGTTATCTGCCTTTAAAGCCATCTGTCCATCCAGCATGCTATTGGCAAATTTACCACTGCGAGTTTGAGCTTGGTTATAGTCAAGTACCAATCCTGATGCCAACCCCTGTCTTTGGCCTGTATAAGCATCTACACCACCATCCGTCTTTCTGATGGTTTGAATAAGCCCTTGTGTGAAAGCTGCTTGCGTACTCACAGGCGTGTAATACAGTGCTTGTGTTGTGTGAGGGATAGATTGAACCAACTCATAACCTCTACCCGTCAGACGCTCTTTATCTGCCATAGGTGCAGTAATCAAAGCAGCACCTGTAGGAGCGTTAAGAGGGATATACCCCTTCATTCTATTGGTTGAAGTATTTGGTTCCTCTTGAGCCAAGAACTCCAAATACTCCATCACAGCCTTGACTGCTTCAGGATTTTCTTTAATGACATTGGCGACACGCTTCAAAGAAGCTGAATCACTCGCGCGTAAAGCATAGAGACTGGCAAGCGTATCTATCTGGTCAACAGAAGGAATCCAGGAAGGCTTGCGAGCCAGATTCTCTCCATGAAAACCAACAATATTAAAAGCATTCCTTGGTTGATTGTTATGAACCTTGCCTTGGGACATATATAAACCAAGCGCTTTGGTTCTATTGATGTAATACTGACCTAAATCACTATCCTTGCTCAAGAGTTCATCTTCAATAGTCTTGATTTCATTGGCTAATGCTTTTTTATCTCCCACCAAAGCTAAAGCCTTATCAGCACCAAAGCCACTATCACGAATCAAAGAAGCCAAATCAGTCCTAGCCAACACATCCGTCATGGCAGCATAGTCTTGTGCCTTCACTTTAGGGCCAAAGCGTTGATAAAACTCGGCAGGAATATGCTCTCTCATCACCTGTCTCTGTTGCTGCACATAAGACTTCACACGTTTCACCATATCAAAGACAGGAGCATTGGCTACTGTTCTTCCAATAAAGTCTGATAGCAAGTCTCTTGCACTTTGTATAAATAACTTGCTCTTGATAGATGAGGCTTTAGAAGTAATAATCTCACCTAAACCTTCATCAAACACAACCTCCATAGCTTTACCCAGTTCTTTGCTCCCTAACACTTCAGCAGTCGTTACAGCAGTGCCTTTTACTGTTTTGGCTGCCATTGTTTCGGCAGACTGCATGAAATTACTAATACCCTTGGCTGCTTGTGTGACAGGATTGGCATTGGTATTATTCAGTTGATTGATAGTGTGAAACACCCCGTGACTTACCTTGGTAATAGTATCTGGGTGACTTCCTTGCATCCATTTCCCCACATTACTCCATACGGCATCAAACGCACCTTTTACTGAATTAGTTGGTATTTGTTTGTTTGGTTCTTTGGTACTTCCTAAAAGATTCAAAGCATCATGCATCTCTGGCATCACCATAGCCAAAGCAATAAAGTTAGAGAACACCCCTCTGGCAGCCTTGCTACCATTGCTTGTGTGCAAAAGCATTTGAATCAGTTTTTCTGCCTCAGCCTTATCCATCCCGTCAAAGTGTTCAGGCTTCAATTCCTCCAAGGCTTTGCCGTAAAGGGAAGAAATGCCTTTCAACACACCTCTTTCAATATGAGGCATAGCACCAAACAACGCCATCAAGGCTTCGTAAGTTTGCTTTTGTTCAGTGCTTAAATCTACACCAGCCACATCCATCCTGCGAATTTGATTGGTTGCCAACTCCCTTGCTGCTGCCAAGCGCTCTACCGTACGCACATCGTCTTCAGCAAAGCCTTTCTTGTTGCGCCCTATTTGCTTGAGTGCATTGTCTACCTGATTCTTCACCATACCTAAATGTGAACCAACAACTTCAGTGTGGTCAATATTTCCCATTTGATACAGTGGGCCTATTTGGCTATTTGTAGTAGTTGCAGAAATACTCTCTTTGGCTAAGGTATACACATTCCAGCGCATTGCATCCAAAGCGTTTCTTATCTCTTTATCAGGATTGTCTTTGCCTGTTAAAGAGATAATGAAGTCAACAACGGTACGCTTGGCTTTGTCAAACAAAGCAACCAGCTTTTGAGGTAGAGTTTTTACAGCATTGCCTGCTGCATGCTCTGTCATCGTATAAGCAATGAACTCTGACAATGCCTCAACATGCTGCTCTTGTGTTTTATTTTCTATGAGAACAAGCCTTCCTAATTCTGATTTTTTCAGGTTATTATCATCATCTAATTTAGTAAGAAGTTCTTTAAACTGTTCCATCAAAGAATCAATATTCTTTGCTGCACTTCTACCAGCAGGTGTCATGCTGTCTTTGTTGTAAATATAGTCCAGCACCCCCTTGGTAGTAGCCACATGGGATAGCTCATGGGTTAACGTTGTTAAATCTGCTTTATTGCCAAGATAAATCTCTACAACATTTTCTTCAGAGATAAAGACGCCTGTAGGTTTTCCTTCTATATTCTCTCTTTGCTTTTCTTTAAAGACAACAGTTACTCCACTATCTGTAATTATGGGCAATAAATGATCTGCCACCCATTTGTTTGCTTCAGTGAGTTTTTCATAGAATGCTTTACTCTTTAGCAGTCCTGCCACCGAAGCTATAGTTAGTGGAGTTCCCTTAGCAAGTCTCGCCATACCTTTTATGGTAGGTGTGACCTTGGATTCTGGAATGTTAATCTGTTGGTTTTCTTTAACCACACTCTTGGCATTCTCTTGAACCAATCCTCTATCCGCAAAAAATTCTTCGGCATAGAATTTTAATTCGTGGATAACTTGCTTTCTATCATTTTCGTCTACGGCATTTAAATATTGCTGTACCCATTCATCAATAAATTTCGCCACCTCTCTTGGGCTACGCTCAATAAGGTTAGGGTATTTGTCTGCATTGTGATGATACGGATTGTGCATACCCGCCATCTGATTAACAGACACAGGCAATGCAGACATCACAGCAGCGACAGCCAATTGCTTCTTGGCACTCTCTTGTAGAGACTCTACCAATGCCTTGTACTCTGCAAGAATGAAGGCTTGTTGCTCTGGTTTCTCTGGGTCTAAGCCAACAGATTTCATGAGATTTTCTACCATCTCTTTTGGAGGATTGGTCAAGAAATCCTCAAAATCCTTGGCAGCATCTGAAGCCGAGAACTTCTCAAGATTTTCTACATATGCCTGTAATGGCCCTTCTTCGCCTCTTTGCCATGTGTTCCATATAACCTTGTTGACATCAGCCTCTACCTTCGCCGCTCCATCCAAAGGCAGAGAAATACCATCAAAGGTATCTAGTGCTGAATCAGGAATAACTCCATCAGCCACTGCAATCTGCATCATCAAAGCGTCGCCAGCAGAAATATTGGTTCCCGGGATTGCCTTCACACCAATATTGGTTAATCCTTTCATATCTCCTTGGGTAGATAACTTGCCATCAAGAGTAGCAGAGAATCTATAGTCATTGTATTTATTCTCAAACCTCTTGATTTTCTCAAACACAGTGTGTTGGTGTTTGGTTTTAATCTGTGGAGCCAACTCTCTTAGTTGGGCAAAGACAGCATCTGCTTCCTTTTTGCTCAGGAACTTCCCTCCACTCTTTTCAAGAGCTTCAGTCATCAGCTTGCCAAACATGTGTTCTACGTACATGCTTTGAATCTGGGCTGTGTTACCTATTGCTTTTAAATTTTTATAAGCGGACTGTCCTAAAGATTCAGCAACACTTGCATGTAATAATTCTACAAAGCCGACCCCTATTTCTTTAATGGCTTTGCCTCTGGAATCATATCTTCTGCCCTCATACATCCAACTATGCTTGGGGTTAATGAAGCCGTTTTTATAGTTACTTAACCCCATGATGGCGAGAGTATTCAGGTCTTCTTTGGTCAATACATCATCAAGTTTCTTGCCCTCACTATAGGATTCGTAGAGTTTTTGGTTTATTGAACCAATCAAATCATCCACAATAACGCCAGATACCCCTTTAACACCTGCACCATAGTTAATCACCATCACAGGAGACTTCATGAACCCACGCTTAAATACATACTCTCCTGTCGGGCTGATTTCCACATCATCATTGAACTTGGCTAATAAATTAAGAAATTTTTTAGCCTTGCCTGCATCAGAATCTTCTATTATGAGTGCAGAACCAAGATTGCTATAAATTGCTTCAGAGAAAATATTTGCGGTACTCTCATAAATGTCTTTGGTTCCACCAGCCAGAATGCTGTCCCAACTCTTTGACAATCCAATATGCACTCCCCCTTTCCTGATATTTTCCAGCCATTGAACAATTTCATCCGTTGCTGTGGGGGAAAAGAAATTCATCAAAGAATTGACAACACCATTAGTGATACCATCCACTTCATAGGATAGATGTGAGGTAAAAGTGCTGTCTCCATTCTTCTTGGCATCCAGGTATCTAACATACTCAAGCAATGCTTGAACAGCTACTGGTGTTGGTTCAATATTTGCTCTTTCCAATCCATTTCTCAGCCTGTCAACTTGTTCAGCAGCAAGCATACCTTCTTGTTGGCTAAACTCCTTAAGGCCATTGAGCAAAGCACTTAACCTTCCTAACAAAGCATTGGTTTGCTCAATACCTTTGTCTACAGACAGCTTATCTACTTTCACTCCTATAGCTTGTCCCACTGCCCGAATAAAGGTTTGATGTGTTGGATGACTGCTATCTATAGGAACTTCAGCCTTGTTGCTGGATAACGCAGCACGTATCAGCTTAGATGATTGTGGGTTGAAAGAACCCATCATCTGCATCCGTCCAACCACAGTCATGGCTCTGGCAAACCGGATAGCTACAGCAGAACTATCTTCATCAGGATGTGCTTCTTTTATCTGTGCTACGAGTGACTGTAAGAACTCCAAAGGTTGAGCAAAAGAATCTTTCTTGCCAGCAACACTGACAGCTAAATCCCCTGCTTCATTGACACCATCGTTTCCTGTGAAGTCTTCAGAACCAACAAACAAACGAGCGACACCTTCTACCCCTAATTTATCAAAGAAAGAAGTCACTTCTTTATTGATGGTAAAGGCTTGCCTGCTGCGGTTACTCAAGGCAATATGTGCCTGTTTTAATAATGGAATGTTGGTATGCAATAAAGTACGTTTATTGATTGGATAATTGTCCTTACCAATAGTAAACCCATCCTTATCTTTTTCCTGTAGCACAGCCTCATTGATAGCTTCAGGGTATAAGGTCAAGTCTTTAAATTGTTTCTTGAAGTCCAAAGCCAAGCGATTAAATTGTTTTGGCTTGCCGCCTTCTTCAGCAGCTTCAACAGCAACGGCTTGTATTGATATGGGCAGGGCTTTAGTGTCAATTGCAGCTTGAACCACTTCAGTCACTAAAGATTCCAACAACCCTCTATTTGCACTTTCACTCACAGCAGGGTCAAAAGTCAACCCAAAATATGCAGCCACTCTTGCAGCAGCAGCTCTTTTGAAAGACGCAAGGTCATGAGTGTTGCCAAGAATTCTGTGTTGCTCATGGGTAATAGAGCCTATGTTTTCTTCCCCTACCATTGCCTTTAATTGGTCATCTTTGATGCGGGTGCCTCTTTGGTTTTGAACCAACAACTCTTGCACAGTAGCAAGAATGGCAGATTCCACTACTTCGGGCAAATAGCGGTAAGTGCCATCAGTTAGTTCTTCAGAAAAACCAAAAAGATGAGCACCTGTAGCCAAATCAACATTAAACTTACCATTTTTAATGGCCTCTTTTCTTGTGCCAAAGCTAGGGTCTTTTTGACTGTAAGGGGCATTTAACCAAGCGTTGAGCTTTTGGTTCATTTGCCTTTGTACATCAGGCAATACCTTGTTAAATACTTGCCCATAAGCAGCTTTGGTTTTTTGGGTTTTTAAGATTTCATCTAAGCCTAATGCTTTATATGTTGCTTCTACTCCCTGTGCAATCTTGCTTCTTACCTTTGCTAAAGCCTTAAAGAACCTACCCACATTGTTACTAGAATATTTCAATGCTTCTAGAATAGGATTATCAGATTTAGACGTAACGACTTCTAACTGTGCCTTCAGAGCTTCTTCAATTTCTTGTAAACGAGCTTCCTCTACATTAGACAAAGCACCATCTTCCCCTTGCTTAGCCAAAAGTTCATCCCGTATGTACATCAATTCATCCCTTGGCATGTCAACCAAAGAAGGAACATCTTCTTCATGGATGGTGTTGGAGCTTTTGCTTTCAATTGAGGTCTCACTATCGTTTTTTGTGGGTTTGTTGGTTTGGTTAGACTCTGCTATAGGGGTAGCTTCCTTACCATGAACCAACAAATCACCTACAACAGCCTGTACTTGACTTAGTGTTATTTTGCCTTGTTGCGGTACACTGTGTATGTCTCCTAGCATGTTCGAGCCAGGGTGACTGCCACTGTCTTCAGTAGCGGTTCTGGATACTCGCTTGTCTAGGAGACTTTCTGTTATAGACACACTGTGCAAATACATACGCTGCTTCTGGGTGTCTGTATGAACCAAAACAGTAACAATGTTGTCTATGTCCGCAATACGTACAGGCGCACTAATGAAGTAATGATTGATACCCTCATGCAACGTTTGGACAACCATTACACCTTTTTCAAGCACGTCCTTGACAGCGGCAAATGCCTCGAACTTGGCTTTATTACCGCCCCCATGTGACATTGAATCTCTTATTGCGCGTTCGTCTAAAAGCACTTCACCTAATTGAATATTGGTTGCTTTGCCTCCCTGTTGTTTGAAAAGATTGCTAGCCCATTCCTTAACAGCAGCAAACCCTGTCGTAGGAGCTTGATTACCTTCAAGTAGAGCTACCGGTTCTCCTTGAATAACCTTGGCCTTTTCCTCAATAGATTGTTTAGCTACATGATTAGGAGCTTTGCTTTCTTTTGTTGTTTTGCTTTCTTTGGTTTGATTGTTTGGTTCAATCTTTTTTGAACCAACAACATCAGAATCTTTAACTAATACTTCAAAGCTGGCAGGCCATTTATCCGTATCATAATCTTCCATTTTTTTTATATACTTGCCAAGCTGCTCCATAGCCAAATCCTGCTCGGCTTCGGATAGTTTTTTATATGCTGTAGTTTCTGCTATAAACTCTTCCCAACCATATGTTGGGAAATGATTTTCCATGTAAGACAGTAACTCTTTCTCCTTCTTTGTAAGTTCACTGGAATCTTTTAACTCATCAAAAACATTAAATGCCATCTCTACTAGTCTTAGCATACGAGCTACAGACTGAATATCAGGGTCATCAAAGTTTTCTTTTACAAACACATAGTGTAAAAAGTCAACATTTTCTTTGATAGCATGGCGGCTACTGTTGTAGATAGTGGGGTCGTCATTAGCACCATCAAACATCTCCACTTGGCCTCGTGAATTAGTCTCCCCAGCCTTTAGTCCATTCGTCTTACCCTGTATACTCTCCTTGCTCTCTGAACTCTGATTGTTCTTTGCTTCTTCAGAGTCTCCTTGCCTCTTGGTTGAAGAAGGGTTGTTGGGGTCAGGGTTTGGAGAGCTTTCAGCCTTGGCTTCCTTAGTACCATTAACATCACTAGCGGCAGATGTACTCTCTTTGGAAGTAGTTTTGTTGGCTCCTTCATCTTTCTTTGAACCAACATCATCAGTAGCCTTAGTTGTAATTTCTGTTTTTGTTTGGTTCTTTACAGCAGGAACCCAAATGCCATTGCCTTCTTTAGTCTCTATATAATCATTCTTACTAAGGTAATCGGCAACATCTCTTTCACCTGTATTGTATGGCTTATTGCGGTTATAGGCATTGTCTGTAATAAGAGTAGCACCTGCATTCATTGCCCTTTGAATTTCATGGTAATCAGGTAATATTCTGGAAGTATCTTTCTTGGTTCCACCTCCTTGTGCGCTTATAAACACAACATCATCACTGGTATATTTACCGGTATTGGCTCTATCTCCCCAATCTTTAGCGTACTGTCCAGTAGATGAAGTAATGCCTCCCTTGCCGATGAATTTATTGGCTTTATCAGATTTAGCTTGGTCTTTTGTGACGTAGTAGCTTCCCCTCCCCTGCTTTGGAGTGAGCTTGGGTTGAGCATTCCCAAGAGGACGATGTTTTAATTTATCTAAAGATACTGGATTATTTTTTGTTGGTTCAGTAGCACTTTCTACTTTTGCATTTTGTCCCACAACACTGTCATTGGATTGGGTTTGTTGGGTGGGGTACTTCCTTATAGTAGACGCATGAGTACCCAAGCGTTCATCCAAAGCACTGAGCAGAGAATCTTCATGGTAAGTCCTTTCTTGTTTATTAACCAATACAGTCTGTAATTGTGTAGCTTTCTCTACACCCAAATTAGGCACACTATCTGCACTCATTGTCTGTGCTTGAACCAACAATTGATTAGCATTGGAACGAGCAGGAAGGGCTACATCACTACCTTCTACCAATGAAGGGTGAGCAGATAGAGGGTTCAATCTTTCTTCACGCCCAGCAATTTCAGACAAAGCATTGAAGATGTCAACAACTGCTTTCTGTTCAGCAACAACTTTTCTATAGTGCTTTTTAGAAGGTTCACTGTCAGCATTCACATACACCTTGTCTTTCGGACTCACAGGTCTCATTTCGCCTGATTCCCCAGCTAATCCCATAAAGCTAAGTTTGTTAGGATTATTCTTATCTCCTGCTGGCCCTTCAAGGTTCAAGTGCATAGCATTCACCTTGTTCTGCATGTGTGCAGCAAGGTTACGGAAATGCTCTAAATTTTTTTGTAATGCACCTTCATCACCATCTCTCAAGGCTACAGAAATAGTCCTTGCAAAAGACTGCACTGAAATAGGTCTACCATTGGCATACTTACCTAAACGACGATGTTTTGATTCATTGGCTGTAGAAAATAGAGAATCAGTCACATCATTGTCGGACTGCTGCATCATTGCATCCAACACTGCTCTTTGTGTTCGCAATACAGCAAACTGTTCTTCACTTAAACCAATACTGCCTTGTTGGTAAAGATGAAGTACACGGTCAATACTCTCTTTATACCCATCAGAAAAATTCTTTTGTGCTCTAAGCACAGCCACATCCAGCTTGGCTTTACCCTCAGCGGAATTGAGATACTCGGGGGTAAGCATCTCGGGTACTGCATCATCTAAACCTGCAACTACCTCTTGAAGATGCTGTAAATCACCGTCGCCGACCCTCTCATACAAATCTTTAATGCTTTTGTTTTCCCTCAACTTTGGATGTTGGTCAACCAAATTATCAATAAATAACAAGGCTTGTGCTTGCGTTGAAGGGTTATCTGACGTGCTGGCAACATTGACCATATCAGCCAAGGTGCCCAAAGTGTCGCCCTCGTTGTCTTTAACAATCTCTGCAATTTCTGGGGTATAAGAAAATTCAGTGACACTTTCTTTTACAGTGTCTGCTACTGTGGATTTTGTGGGTTGTTGTGATTGCTGCACCTTTCTATATTCGATTGCCTCTTTCATTGTAGCTATAAAGTCTAAAACGCCATCATCGTCAACAGTGTCATCAGTGGCTTGTACATATTCAGCATAAGCAAGGTCTTTTTGTAGTTCTTCTATAGAAAACTGGTCAGCTAATCTTTTAACTCGCTCTTCGTCAGTTTCATTTTTATTGCCCTGATCGTAGGCTTGGTAAGGGGTGATTTGGTTTTGTTGTGTGTGCGTTAGTTCATTAACATTAACGTCATTACCATCTTCATAAGTTACTACATCCGGGTCAGTAGCATCTACATTGATAGGTGTATTGATACTTGTGTTGGTTATATTGTTGGTCGCATCTTCTTTCTTGCCACCCCATTTACTTGCAATCGCTTTGAGTGAAAGGCCAGGTACTGAAGGGGCTTTCATAGCCCCAGCACTCAAACCACCCATCAAAGCACCTTGGCCTATCTCTTCACCAATACCTTCACTCCACCTTCTATTTTCATCAAGATACCTACCTATAGCCACATTCTGTGCCCAAGTACCAGTACCTGATTGCAAACCTTCTTCTAATGTTTCTGAACCAATGTGCCTTAAAGCACTTTTCAGAGTAGGTGTCTTCAAAGGTGTCTTAGCCCATCCACCTAAAGCACCGCCAATCAAAGCACCTGTCACAGCCTGTGCTCCACCGGCTTCAGCCATAGCCCTATTGATAAGCAATTCTTTAGCTTCATCAGGGGCAACACCACGTTCAAGCAAGCCTCTATATTCAGGGGAAGTAGTTAACAACTGTTCATGGGTCATCTCACGGGCTTGCTGAAGAACCCCAGCCATAGCTCCACCGCCTTCCATCCCTCCATAGATAGAAGAAGTACTCAAAGCACCGCCAATCTTTGAGGTATTCCCCCAATTTTCCATCCTGTTTATAGCATTGGCAGTACTTCTAGCAGATGAAGCAAGTACACCTTTAGCTTCCTCAGTACCTACTTTTCTTAAAGTATTGGTAACAACTTTATTACCAACTTTACTTAGAATTGATGTAACACCAATGCCCGCAAGTGAGCCAAGTGCTTCACCTCCTGCACTTGCAAAGCTTCTATAGTCACTAAAATTAGTAACGCCATGCCGTATACCTCTACCAATAGAACTAAGATGAGCACCTAATGAACCACTAAAGCTATCTCCATTTTTAGTTAAATCAGCATCAAGTTGTGCTTTGTTATTTTCTGCAAATTCTTCAGCTTTTTTAGCATCCAGCGCTTGGTAGTATTGGGTAAGGTCACTATTCTTTGTTCTATTCCATTCGCTTAAACTTGAACCTAAACCCATAGTACCCTTACCTAATTTGGTAAGAAAGTTATCTTGGGTTAAGTTATCTTGGGTTACAAGATTGCCTAAGTATCCAAAACCTGTAACAGCTAGGCCAGCAGTACTAGTTAAAGCATTGGCTGCACCAACTAAAGCACCCCTACCCGTATCTAAGGCAGTTCTTCCTAAAGTATCAGAGCGTGGTGTATAGGCTTCAGCAAATGCCTTGTCCTTACGAGTAAGTCCAGGTAGTGAAGGCAGAGAGAGGTCGTTGAAACCTAATTGCCTAGCCAGCAATGAACGACGAATGTCTGCAACCTCTCCTTCACCCCATCCAAAGCTATTTTCATCAGCCAT